CCACGATTGCGACTTCGCCGTCCGTCACGTTGAGTCGTTCGCCGAGTGCAACGAAATTATCACCACCTGATAATTTGCACTGAAACAGCTAATGCTTGATTTAGCTGCATTGAAGGACCGTCATCGAGGGCAGCGTTGCGTTGTCCTCGGTGGCGGTCCCACCTTGATCGGTGATATCAAAGTTATCCGACCGAGGTTTCAATCGACGGGAGTATGGATCGGAGTAAATCAACACACGCTCCTGCTCCCGCTCGATTACATTGTTTTTCAAGATCGGGAGCTATATCCGATCCTTGTCGGCCACGCGCCCATCATTACGCATCATCGAGACTGTGCTGACATTTGGTCGGGAATCTGTCCTGACTTCGGGTTCTCTGGCGGCACTGCGGTATGGATTGCCGACTGGATGGGATTCGACGAGATCGTAATTTGCGGTTGCGATGATTACATGAGCGACCGAAGATACTGGCACAGCAAGATCGGGGATCGAGGACTCGAGCAAGGTATTACGCAAGCGAGCGTCTGGACTCGAGTTTATGATCGATTGCAGCGACCGGATCGAGTGCGAGCAGTTTCTGGAAACGTCACAAAGGTATTCGGAACTTATGAAAGTTGAGATGAAGCGATCCCGACTCTACGGCGGTCAAACGCTCGAGGTCGGACGGGTTGCCGAGGTCGATGACGCCTTCGGCAAATGGCTTTTATCTAAAGGCTACGCAGTACCGTATGGCCTAAAGTTCGAGATTCCTAACGTGCGCGAAATGGTGAAACGTGGACGCCCGAAAAAAGGAAGTTGAGCACTACGTCCAAGCCTATCGTGACCCCTCCTATCGAATGGGCGACGGTCGGCTTCGGGCGATGACCGATATCCTCAAGAGATATCAGGGATCGTTCCTCGATGTAAGCACGGGGCGCGGCGAATTGATGCGGGTTGCTCAGACCTTTGGATTTCGTCCAGTATACGGCACGGAGGCGGTTCCAGAGCTGTGCAATGATCGGGTGCTTAACGCCACCATCGACGAGCTGCCATTCCCTGATAAGAGCTTTGACGTCGTTTCCTGCATTGATGTCATCGAGCATATCCTCAAGCCCGATATCCCGATTGGCCTACGAGAACTTGAGCGCGTAACGAAAGGCACATTGCTAATCGCTGCGGCTGACTTCCCTGATTATCGTAACGGCGTCAATCTGCACCCATCTGCTCGACCCTATCGAGAGTGGGATGCTTTGTTCCGTGAAGTATTTACCGGCAACGTCGAGATCGTAGGCATTACGAGTACGAGTCAAGTCTGGAGTGTTACCTATGACCGTTGAGAGCGCATCCGATATTCTTGCGATGTTCTCCGACGCAGCGGTGACCTTCACATATAAAAGCCGAGGCACGCGCTATGTTATGCGCGGGATTTTCGATAACGACTATCTCGATGTCGATATCGACGAGGCTGATTACGCAAGCTCGCAGCCTCGAATCATGCTCCCGACCTCCGTGCTCCCGTGCGAGCCAGCGGCAGGCGATAGGGTGTACTACGACGGCGAGGTATATATCGTGCGGAACTTTGAAGATGATGGAACCGGCGTAACGGTTCTCGTTCTCGAAGTGACCACCGACCTCGATGCGCCATGACATTTGAAAGTGCATTTGATCGTCGCGCAATGGTCTCGGCCTCGGACTGGGGCACGAAGGCGATCTATAAGGCGAGCGGTACGCGCTATACGATTACGGGCATTTTGGATAAACCCTATCGGGGCGTGAATGTTACCGATGCGGAGTTTGCGAGCAACACGCCAATCTTTACGATCCCGACCGCATCGCTTCCCTGTAAGCCTGCGGTGGGCGATTACTTGTTGCTTGATAAACAATCTTACAAGGTTCGGAATTTTCGAGCCGACGGGACAGGGATTACCGTACTGCATCTCGAATACTTAACGGAACTCGAGATCGCGACGGTTAACAACCTACTGACCGAAGCCGGTGGCAATATGCTGCTCGAGGACGGCGGCTTTATCTTGCTCGAATTGAGGAACGCTTAATGGCTCACGCACGAACACAAATTCGAGACGCTGTTGTAACGATCCTTGAGAACGCGACGGTTGCAGATACGGTCTCGAAGTCTAGGGTCTATCCGATCCCAGCGAACACAGTCTCAATGGCGTTAGTCTATACAAACTCCGAGACCGTGCTCGAGACTACGCTAACGTATCCGCGCAAGTTCAATCGCGAGTTAACACTAAGCATTGATTGCGTGGCGAGAGACTCGGATTATTTAGATGATCGACTGGATCGCTTATGCGAGGCAGTCGAAAACGCTATCGGCGCGGATAACACGCTCGGTGGTGTTGTAAAGGATTGCGTGTTAAGCGACACGCAAATCACGCTCGACTTCAGCGGCGATGCGCCAATAGGGTCGGCAAAGATGCAGTTCCGCGTTATGTACCGGACTGCGGAAACTAACGCAGGAACTATCATTTCTTAGGAGACAAATATGGCTACACATCACGGAACGGAAGGTCTTGTTAAGGTTGACAGCGCAACGGTCGCAGAGGTCACCGGCTTTACCTTTACGCTAACAGCGGAATATGCCGAGGATACAACCCTCGCTGATACCGATAAGACCTATAACACCATTGCGATCAAGAGCTGGTCGGGCAACTTATCGTGCTTCTGGGATGAGACCGACACGAACGGACAAGTCGCTCTTGTGCCGGGCTCAGACATCGCACTGAAGCTCTATCCCGAAGGCGCAACCTCTGGCGACACCTATTATTATGGTAACGCCTTGATCACTGATATTACTCGCACAGTTAGCCGTGGCGCGATCACGGAGATTACGTTTAACTTTATCGGAAACGGTGGACTGACTACTGGAACCGCTAGCTAATAGGTGATAAATGAACTGGAAAGATAAGGCGAAATCGCAATTCGCCGAACGTCGAACGGCTGACACTCTTGTTGCTATACCTGTCCCGTCATGGGAAACGCAGGTATATTTTTGGCCTGATATGACCTTGGCCGAACGACGCGAAATCTTCATGCTTGCAAAGCAAAAAGGTGATGAGACGGTGCTTGATCTCGAAGCGATGGCGGTTACATTGATCGTCAGAGCGCGAGATAAAGAAGGGAAGCGTCTGTTCAATAGAGCCGAGCGCATGGAGTTGATGAATGAGTATGATCCCGAAGTTATAGCGGAGATCGTCTCAGCAATGAACTCTCCAGTTCTGTCGATTGAGGACGCCGAGGGAAACTAAGAGAGGACGGGCATCTCCGAGCGATTTATGCTCTCGCGCTTCGGATGCACGTCCTACCAGACCAAATTCTAGAGATGACAGAGAGCGACTTCTACCATCTTCTTGCTGCCTGTAAATTAGAGCAAGAGGATCAGGAGCAGGCATGGCGAAAGCACAGGTAACGATCTCGGCTGTTGATAAAACACAAGCCGCCATTAATTCTGCCCTCCGTGGGATGAAGTCCGTTGAGCGCGCATCAAAACTTACAGCAAAATCAATAAATCTTGCGTTTGGATTTTTGACCGGCGGCGTTATTGTTAGTGCTTTTAGGAAGGTAACAGAAGCCGCAAAGAAAACAGAGGAAGGCCAGCGAGCTTTATTAGAAATGAATAAAGCCTTGCGCGATCCCGCGCTTGTAGCTGCCGCAGAAAATTTAACCAACATTCTTATTACGGGATTTACCGAGGCAGTTAAGAAGGCCGCGAAGTTTATAAAATTTATTAGAGCCGAAATGATTAGTCTCGGAATGATAGGGCCGGGAGAAACAGCGCAGGATGCGGCGGCTGTTATCCGTGGACAGATAAGAGAACAAGAGGCGGCACTTGCTTCGATTCAAAACCCACAAGCTGGTATGGCTACTTTTTTTTCTGAGCAATTACAAAAAGATTTCAAAACAGCAAAATCTTCTATTGAAACTCAAATATCATTACTACAAAAACAATTACAAATAGTCGAATCTCTCGCGGATGAAGAAGCGAAAAGAGATGCCGAACGTATTGATAGAATTTTAAGAGAAGAAAAGCTATTAAGCACATTAACGGGGGTAACTGTTTCTTCTACTAAAAAAGTAGCAACGTCAGGATTACAGGCTTTATATCAAAAATGGGACAGCATCACCGCAACGGCTATCAAAAAACAAGCAGATGCTTTTAGAGAGTTTCGCTCCATTATTGATGAGCAAGTTCGATCGACGGGAATGAGCATCGAAGAAGCAAACATTAGGCTAAGAGAAGCCCTTGATAGTATTTTATCAGAGGTAAAAATAACAAGTAAAAAAACTTATATTGAACAAGAAAAAACCGTTGATCAAATAACAATTTTTGCAGAAGAGGCCGCAAAGAATATGCAGTCTGCATTCGCAAACTTCTTATTTGATCCGTTCCAAGACGGCTTGCGTGGGATGCTTAAAGGATTTATCGATACGATTCGCCGAATGGTTGCTGAGTTTGCGGCAAGCCAAATCCTCAAATTTTTCTTTAGTCCTTTTACAGGCAGCAAGGGGTTCCTTGGTAGCTTTGCAAAATATGTAACGGGTGAACCGCGAGCAATGGGCGGCTCTGTCATGGGAGGGCGTCCGTACCTAGTCGGCGAGCGAGGCCCTGAGCTATTCGTGCCGGGCAGTAACGGGAGTGTTGTTCCGAATAACCGCATGGGTGGCTTTACGCTTGCGCCGGTTTACAATATCGACGCTCGAGGAGCTACCGCTGATCTGCAACAGGCGTTGCCCGGAATTCTCTCGGAAAACAACCGACGCATCTTTGATGAACTCGACAGACGCTATGGGATAGGCCGATGACAGACTATGTACTCCCGCCCGATTTAGTCGCCGCAGAAGTCGAGTGGTCGCTATTCGACAACACGGCGGTATTTTCATCACCGCTTTCGGGAGCGGTTCGTACCGTCTCTCGCCCCGGCACTCGCTGGGGGGCGCGATTAGTATTCCGCTCCGTTAGCGATCAGAACCGTCGCCGATTGATGGCGTTGATCGCGATTTTGCGAGGACGCGCTAATCGTTTATGGATTACCGATCCTGCATATACTTTAGCGGGTTCGTTCTCTTGCCCCGAGCTTCTTACGAATAACGCAGCGGTAGTAAATACAACAGGCTATAGCTCGAGCAATGCGGAGTTAGCCCTATCGGCTGATAGCCACCTCGGGCTTCGCTTAACTCGTACCGGCGTAACCGCTAATCGCTATGTTTATCAGGCGGCATCAACGACCGTTAGCAGTGCTCCTTATGCCGTTCGTATGTTGCTTGCTTCTGGTAATGGCCCTGTGCGTGCCTCTATCGAAGCGGGTACTACGCAAGGCGCAACCGATGTGCTTAATGGAGCAACTCGAAGCTCTGCGGGTATGTATGTTGACTCCTTTACCGCATCGGGCACAAGCACGCATATTTCGTTTCACGATTACACACTGACAAGATCGGCAGGAGATTTTCAATTCCTATCATGGGTTTCCGCTGCTCGATGCGCATTGGTTAACGGCTCATCACAAACGGGCAGCACTCTTATAATTGACGGACTGCCGACCTCGACAAACGGACTCGCTCGAGCTGGCGATTGGTTCGAGGTTAACGGTGAGTTAAAAAGATTAACCGCTGATCTGAACTCCGATTCCTCTGGCAACGGGGTTTTAATTTTCGAGCCAACGCTTCGCTCATCACCTGCGACAAATTCCCCTGTCATTTTTCGCTCTCCGATGGGACGGTTTCTTTTAGCAGAAGGCACTACGAGCTGGGGGACACGTCCGGGCATTATCTCTGACATCGAGATATCGATTATTGAGGACATCACATGAGTCGTATCCTTTCGGCGACAAATGCGACTGAAGCTGATAAGCCTGCGATCATCGCAGTCGTTATGGCTGACCTTGATTTTGTATCTGGAATGGTGCGAGTTCACGATGGCTCGGGGACACTAATAAGTGGCGGCAATACTTATCTCGGAGCAGGTCAATTCGCTGGCGTTGACATTATTGATGAAAATATCGATATAGTTGCTCGCGGATTAAAGCTCACGCTCTCAGGAGTTGATTCGTCTCTTGTATCTGTCACGATGACAGAGGTTTATCAAAATCGTGATGTCACTTTATATTTAGGCTTTGTTGATTCTTCTACCGGAGCACTCATCGACACTCCCGAAATAATTTGGGAAGGTCGAATGAATCAGATGATGATGAAGATCAATAATGGTACAGCGGTCATTGAGCTAACCTGCGAGCATCGTTTACGTCGAGAACCTAGAATTGCTAGATATACGGACGAAGATCAGCAAGTTGCTTTTCCCGGCGATCAATTCTTCAATCTAATGTACGCCATTCCGGGCTTTACCGGAAAATGGGGGGCACGCGATACTGGCTTTGGCGGCGGCGGCATGGGGCCTGCGCCATCTCCAGAGCCGTGGGAATCGAGGTTCAATCCTAAATGAGACGGCACGACTGGGCAGAGAGAATGTTCGCCGAGATCGACGCGCATGCGGATAAAGAATTTGAGTGGGGAAAAAATGATTGTTGTCTGTTTGTCGCGAGGGTTGTTGATGCCATGTGCGACACTGAGCACCAAGCTGCGCTCTCGAAGCATTATCACGACGAACAAACTGCGCTTGCGTATATTCAAGATTCTGGCGATATCGCACAGGCTGTTTCGACTTATATCGGTGAGCGCAAAAACGGCAGGCCTAGTCGCGGAGATGTTGTCTTATTCAAAGGGCATAATGGGGAAACGCTCGGAGTTTGCGTGAATCGATCCGTAGTTGCAATGGGCGCTATTGGTACTGTGCGCGTAGCGCGTGACACTATAATTTGTTATTGGAGCATTTAAGATGCCTCAAGCAATCGCGCAAGCAATTACAAAATTCATAGTTACGACTTTTACTCTCTCTGCGTCAAATGCGTATCTTGTTTATGGAGTTGTTACGGCAGCAGTCTATCTTGCAACGCCAGCTGCGCTAGCAAAAATATCCGAAGCGATTGTCGGGAAACCTCGCATAGATAAACGTCCCGCTGATATTGAATATACGGGAACCGTCGAGCCTCGGCGTCTAATTTACGGTGAGATCCTTGCATCGGGTATCAACGTCATCCCGCCACTTACTTCGGGCGATAGCAACAAATATCTGCATCAAGTTCTCGCGGTTGCCGGTCACGAGTGCAACCAGCTCGGCACGGTTTACTTTAATCGCGAGGCTCTCGGTACGATCTCCTCGATCACGGGAACCGAAGACGATGGCAAAGTTACAACAGGAACCTACGCAAATAAGGCATGGGTGCGGCGATACGTTGGCACCGAGACGCAGACCGTAGATTTTAAGCTCGCCGCCGCGAGACCATCGCAATGGACTACGGCTCACGCAGGAAAAGGCGTTGCCTATATCGCGTTGACCTACGAATACGACGAGGAGGTATATCGCACCGGCAAACCCGAGGTGACACTCCTCGTGCAAGGGCGCAAAGTATATGACCCTCGACTGGATTCGACACAAACGGGCGGCAGTGGGTCGCAGCGCGCCGATGATCCCTCGACATGGACGTATTCATCAAACCCTGCGCTCTGTCTTGCCAATTATTTAATCAGCGGCCGTCTCGGTCTCGGTGAAGATGAGTCTCGCATTGATTGGGATTTAGTGATGGAAGCCGCTGATATCTGCGACGAGACCGTAAACCTTCCTGCATCTGCGACACAGACTCGATACACTTGTAATGTCGCGCTGACCGTTACGGATCGCTTCGAGGATAATATCAAGACGCTCGCTCAAGCAATGGCAGGTGTCTGTTATTACTCGGGCGGCAAGTGGCGAATGTATGCTGGCGCGTGGTCAACCTCTGCCTTTACCTTGACCGATGATGATCTTGTCGATGGTGGCATCGACGTTGTGACCGCCTATCCGTACAATCAAAGATACAACTCGGTGCGAGGTCAGTTCGTCAATAAAGATCGGAACTGGCAGCCGATGGAATATCAGCCGGTGATAAATACGTCTTATGTCACCGCCGATGGTGAGCAGATCTGGCTAGAGACCGACTTCGCTGCCTGCACTAATGAATACGAAGCACAACGTCATGCGATTTTGCTCTCTCGCCGTAGTCGTAACGGACAGGTCGCAACGGTGCGTTGCGGGATGTCGGCTTTCAAGATCCGACCTTTCGAGACCGGCACGGTTACATTCTCCGAACTCGGATGGTCGAGTAAGACTGTGCGTTGCGAGGGGTGGAAGTTTGACCCCTCAGGGGCGGTGGAGTTAATCCTACGCGAGGAAGCCTCGACCGATTGGAGCGATCCGCTCACGACCGACTACCTTACCCCGACCAGCGTGACTACGCCGGTTCCAGAGTTCTATACGCCCGTCCCGCCGACGAATCTCACCGTCAACGCGCTACAGTCCGGCTTTGCTTTGAGCTGGACGGCTCCCGCTGTGTTGCCGGTTGGCGCGTTTTACGACGTTTACGAATACACC